GTGGCGAAGTCCATGCCGGCCATAAGCCGGAATGGGACTGCTTCCAAGTATCAGACCGCGGATGGAGTTTACTCCATGCGCATCAGTCATGATATTCAGGCAAAGAAGGAACGACATCTTCTCGAAGTAATTCGACAAGAGATCGCAGCTGATCCCTATTCTGAGCTCCAGTTGGACGCTCAATTGAAGGTTCAGCTCGTAATCGACAACCCGACTCGGAGTTTAATCACCGATACGGAAATCGTTTACGTCGTCAATGCCCTTTGTGCATGGCTCACTGCATCCTCATCGGCTGCTGTGGGCAAGATCCTCGGCAACGAGAGCTAATCGCTCTCTCACTACCCAGGATTAGTTCATGCCTCTGCTTGTTTAGCAGTTAGACGGTATTTTGTTCCGTCTAGGTCCGCATATGTAGACATTGTAACTAGGATTTGCTTACCCTTTCTAACGAGGAAGCAATGAAAAGCCGAAAACGACTCTTCAGCCCTTCTTTAGGGCTCCTAGAAGCCTTGCTCGCAGATGCGGGCATGGCGTGTAACACCTCCATTATCCGCGACTTCCAAACTCTGAAGTCGCGGGTCGAACACGAAGGCGGATCGTTTCTTACGATCTGCTTACCGACTTTCGCCAAAGGCTTCGAAAGAAGCCTTGAAGCGGGTCGATGGCTACCTCATCTTTTTACCGGCTTTAAAACCGGCAGAAAGAGGTGTCTCCCTGCATTTTTGCAAGGATTCACGAGTCTCGTGTTCCACTCAACTAAAGGAGATCTACATGAGAATCCTTCGATTGACGCTGTTGTGGCTATTAGGCAGATTTGCCTATGCTATAACAAAATCAAGTCGGATTGTACAGAACAACGCCAGCACTCAGCTGGAGTTGCCTATGTCTCATGCGAAGCAGAAGTCGCAAAGTTCCGTGTTAAAGACTGGAGTCTTCGGCAGAAGTTCGCTGAAGTTTCTCGTCTCTATTATGGTAGCGTTTTCAACACTCTTTCTTGCGTCATGCAAGGGGAGTGTGGTCTGCCTACCAGACACGGACCTGGCGTCACCGTCGACGGTACCTCCGGAAATCGGAAGTACCTTCACCGAGGGTGGAGCCGGCGTCTCAATCGCGTGTTCCCTTTCGATCGATACTGGTTCGTTAACTTCAACGAACTAGTCGAGGAATTGGGAGGGGAAGGCATCCCGTTCGAGGAGGTTCTTCCAAAAGAAGAACCCCCCGTGCGGGTTTGCTTTGTCCCCAAGACGCAAAAGGCGCCTCGCGTCATTGCCATTGAACCTGTGTACAATCAATACATACAACAGGGATTGATGAGGGTGTTAGTCCCCCTATTGGAACGCGATAAGCGAACCAGAGGTCAGATTAACTTCTCTGATCAGTCAATCAATGGCGCCTTGGCTCTTTCGTCTTCTATAACGAAAGAGTTTGCTACGATTGACCTTAAGGAAGCCAGCGACCGCTTACATGCGGCCGTTGTTCACCTTATGGTGCAAAGTCAACCCGATGTAAACCGGGCAGTCTTTGCATGTCGTAGTAAATATGCAAAGCTCCCTAATGGAAAGGTTATTCCAATGAAGAAGTTCGCATCCCAAGGATCTGCTGTAACGTTTCCGATTGAGGCTATGGCTTTCTTTTCGATTGCCATCGCTTCTTTCGCGAAGCATTACGATCTCCCTGCACATCACCCGAGGGTCAGAGCCTTCAGTAAGAAGGTCTTTGTCTATGGCGATGACATTATAGTACCCACCAAGGAGGTGAGCTTAGTTGTTGAAGGGCTCGAATCAGCAGGACTCCTAGTGAACAAGAATAAAACTTTTATTCAAAGTCACTTTAGGGAATCCTGTGGTATAGACGCATTTGCGGGGCACATAGTGACCCCGATTTACGTCCGTACGAATGAGCCCCTTAGCAAGCGTGACGCCTCTGAGATAGCATCAACCGTTTCCACGGCCAATCAGTTTTATCTGAACGGCTATTGGAAGTCGGCTGCCTTTCTACGAGAAGTCGTAGAAAAGTGCGTGGGGTTTGAGTTTCCCCACGTGAAGTTTGACTCAGAGCTTTTGGGTTGGTACTCGTTCATGGGACACTATTCCGTCATGCGATGGAATAGTCATCTCCATAGCTTCCAAACTCGGGGATTATCCCTGAGGATAAGGAAGAAGACAGATCGTCTTAGCGGGTACCGCGCTTTGGCAAAGTACTTCAATGAGTCCGATAGACCGGCATTGAACCGAGATATCTGGAATACCCAAGTCTTTTGGGATTCGAGAGCTCAGCTCTTTGACGGTTTTGACGAATCTCATGTATCCGACGGAAGTAATTTCGGCGTATATGAACGGGTGGAATACCCGAACAAATATGCTTCAATTCGCTTTCCGTTAGACGAGGAGCGCTTTGCTGTCACGTCACGGCGTGGAGCCGTTTATACTAAACTCCACTGGGCGTCTGCGTAATTTAAAACGTACGCAGAAGTTAGATTAGGTCAAAATGAAAATAATGACCTAAAGCAAGGGAACCTTCCTCAATGCAAGTCTGTTTTGGCAAATCAATCTTTACTTAAGAGGTG